CAAGATGTGTGCTCTGCATTGTGGACGCAGGAAGTAGTGGATGCGTTTTTTGAAAAAGTTAATGCGCTTCGAGCGTGGACAGTCCAGCCAAGGAGGTAAACATGGCACTGACTAAGACAACGACCAACGACAAGATCGAGGTTCTGCAACTGGCAGCGGGTTATCCCGTCGTGCAGGTTCGCACGGCCACCATCATCGCAGAGGATGGCGTGGAGATCAGCCGCACCTTCCATCGCCGTGTGGTCACGCCGGGTGATGACTTCCTTGCAGAGCAGGACGCAGACGTGATGGCAATCATTCAGGCTGTGTTCGATGCTGATGCACAGGCTGCTTACGCCGCAGCCCAGCAGGCCGAGCAGGGCTGATGGTCTTCCGCCCGCTCGGCGGTGTCTTTCACAGGCACCCGGTGTTCACCACCATGGCGCTCGACAGCGGCGATGCTGCTGTCGGCGTGCTGAGCTATAACGCGGACAAAGACACCTTCGACCTGACCCACAAGGACGGCGTCGTCCAGCAGCTGGGTCAGGAGATCTACGGTCACTTCATCAACAACACCGGGTCGACGATCGAGAACGGCACCGCTGTCGGCTTCGCCGGCGCGAACGGCGAGATCGAGATCCAGCCCTACATCGCCGACGGCACCTTCCAAGAGGTGTACTTCATCGGCATCGCCACGCAGCAGCTGAGCGACGGCGAGGAGGGCAAGGTCACGACGTGGGGTGAGGTCAGCGGCATCAACACCACAGGCGGCGCGGAGAACTGGCAGCAGGGCGACATCCTGTACGCCAGCCCCACGGTCGCCGGCGGCCTGACCAACGTGCGCCCCACCGCGCCCGATGTCGTCATCGTCGTGGCAGCTGTGCGTACCGTCGACGCCAGCGAGGGCGTCATCCTCGTGCGCCCCACCATCCCCATGGGCCTGCGCTACGGCACCTTCTACAGCGATCTGGATCAGGCCGCAGGCTCGATCAACACCGCGACCGCTGTCACCTTCGACGGCACCCAGAGCTCCAACGGCGTCGCGATCGGCACGCCCACGTCACGCATCGTTGTGGCGCAGGCTGGCTACTATCAGTTCAGCGTGTCCATGCAGTTCACCTCGAGCTCGTCCAGCGCCAAGAACGCCTATGTCTGGCTGCGTAAGAACGGCACCAATGTGGCCAACAGCACAGCCAAGCTCACCAACAACGCGAACGGTGCATCGCTCTTGCTGCACGAGCAATTCACGATCTCGCTGGAGATCGATGACTACATCGAGATCATGTGGGCGGTCGATGACCTGACCCTCACGCTCGATGCCATCCCGGCAACTGCCTTCTCACCTGCAGGACATTCTGTTATTTTGAACGCAGTCCAGCTTCAGCTCTAAGGAGACCCCACCCATGGTAGCAGTAAACACAACGGCATCCCTGACTGGCGACGACCAGTTCAGCGACGCCATCGAGCTTGTCGGGGATATGTCCCTGACGATCTCTGGAACCTTCACCGGCAACATCACGGTGCAGCGCTCGTTCGACGAGGGCTCGACGTGGCTGGATGTCGACACCTTCACCGCGGTCACCGAGGAAGTCGGTTTCGAACCTGCCGGCTGCCAGTATCGGGTCGGCGTCAAGGCTGGCGAGAGCTGGACCGGCACGGCAAATGTCGGCCTCTATGCGTACAGCACTTGGCGCTATGAGTGATGCCCGTCCGTAAGGTCAAAGGTGGCTGGCAATGGGGGAAGGGTGGCAAGGTCTACCCCACCAAGGAGCAGGCCGAGAAACAAGCCAAAGCCGCCTATGCCGCGGGGTATAAAAAGAAGGGTTCGAAGTAAATGGAAGCAGGGATGGTCTGGAGCGCAATACTCTCGTTCTTTTTGGGACTGCTGGGGTGGGTGCTGAAGAACTACGTCGAAGAGCTGAAGCGGGTGACCATCCTGCTGAACCGGACGCGCGAAGAGATCGCGAAAGAATACGTCACCAAGGGCGAGGTCCACGCGGACATCAACCGGGTGATGAACCGCCTCGAGGCACTGGACAGCAAGCTCGACCGTTTGCTCGAGAGCCGGGCGAACAGTGGAGGAAAAACGCTATGACCAATCAGGCCTATCAGCTGGCCCGTGCCGACGAGGGCACATGGGAATACGCTGACGGACACAACCCAAAGATCCTGCAATACTTTGCCGACGTCGGCCATGGCTGGGTCAAGGACGACGAGACTGCATGGTGCGCTGCCTTTGTCGGCGCGATGCTCAAGCGCGCAGGCATGCCGCACACCGGCAAGCTCAACGCCAGATCCTATCTCGACTGGGGCGACGAGGTCGCGCTTGATGACGCGCAGGAGGGCGACATCGTCGTGTTCTGGCGCGGCACACCGGACGGATGGCAGGGGCATGTCGGCTTCTTTGTGCGGCGCGCTGGCGTCAGCATCGAGGTGCTGGGCGGCAACCAAGCCAATCAGGTGAACGTCAAGCGCTACCCTGTCGACCGCCTGCTGGGCGTGCGCCGCGCACCCGGCACGCAGGCACCGACCATGGTGCGCGTGGCTGAGCGGCCCGCACGCGAAGCGCCGACGCAGTCCAAGACGATGCAGGCCAGCGCCGCGCAGGTCGTCACCGCTGTCGGCGGTGGCGCGGGCGCGATCGCTGCGCTCGACGGCACGGCACAGATCGTGGCGCTCGGGATCTTCGGCGTCATGGCGCTGCTTGCTGCATGGGTCATGCGCGAGCGGCTGCGGAAGTGGGCGAACGGTGATCGATAGGAGGTGATCAATATGTACGGCAAGAAGAAGAAGCCCAAGAAATGATCCTGACGCGCATCAAGCTCTGGCTGGCGGCGGCAGGAGCCGCCGTCCTCGCCTTTCTGGCGATCTACCTGCAGGGCCGAAGGGATGCTGCCTCACGGGCCCGCACAGACGAGCTGGAGGGGTACAAGAACACACGGGAGGCAATCGACGATGCCGAGATCCATGGCAATGATCCTGCTGCTGCTCGCGAGTGGCTGCAGCACTACGCAGATCAGGAGCGGCGACGCGATCTGTGACGGAACGAGACAGGCCCGCGCGGATCTCGCACGGGCCTTGCTTGATGACGGTGGCGACCGATCGGTCACGGCAGGTCAGGCGCTGCTGTCGCAGCTACAGTCTGCCTGCCGCTAATCGATCCACCCCTTGGCCTGCCAGCGATCACGCAGGCGATCGACCGCATCCCAGAAGGCGTCGCGGTCACAATCAGGAACATAGACGGACAGGCGCACCAGCCCCTTGTCGAGCTGGCGCTGGTGGTATGACCGCTGCGCCACGGCGTGGCTGCTGGGCTGGTCGTGCTTTGGCTTAGGCATCGAGTTCCTCCGGGCGATAGGTTGGGCGCTTGACCTGAGCATTGCGGCGATCCAGCACCATGGCAGCGGTGCGGGCATAGCCGACGATGTCGAGCCAGCTGTCTTCATGGGTGGGCGTCACGATCAGGCGGCAGATCTTGACGATGATCATGTACAGGACATGCCGCAGCACGACGTCCTGACAATCCGCAAGCGGTGCGGTCATCGCCGCCACCCGCTCAAAGTCTTCCTGTGGATGTCCGTAGACCCTGCCGCGCTCAGCGGTCAGGGCCCCGGCTTGGTCCATCTTGTCGACCAGTAATTCTTTCATAGTGCATCCTCGATGATGTTGGTGATCTCGGCGTCGACGGTAAGCTCGCGGATCTGGTTGAGCGCCAGCAGCAGGCCGCTGTTGCGCTCTTCCAGCTCAGTGATCTGCTCGTTCAGCGGGTTGACCTCGTAGTCCACCGCCTCCTCGATCTGCTTGTCGACAGTGTCGGCGGTCTCCTGCAGATCCTCGAGGCGGTCGAAGACAAAGCCGAGCTCAGGGTAGCGTGCACGCAGCACGCTGAGATCCGGGTGGTCAGAATAACCGAAGCCCTTGAAGTCGAGAGCTGCGATGGCGAGTTGTGCGTCGAAAGGCATGGTGATCTCCTCAGATGTGGTTGATGCATTCAGGGCCGAAGCCCGCTTCGATGGATGCCGGATCGGTCAGGGCCCGACCGCAGCGGGCGCAGCGGCCCTCGTGCCAGAACTCGAGCTGCTCCGGCATCTTGCCTGCAGAGAACTGACGCAGCGCCCAGTCCAGCCCGAGGAATGCGGGGTGGCTGGGGTTGCCCTTTTTGCCCGGGATCAGCGCGTTGCCGTTCTTGGTGAAGCCGATGTACTCGTAATCCTGCTCGTTGTTCTGCCCGACCAGCAGGCTGGCGAAGAACACGTCGTCGGTGTCCTTGGCCTTCGACACGCGGTAGGTGTACCGCTTGCCGGTCTGCTTGGACACGAGCGTGAAGCGCGCGCGACCGCCCAGAACAAACTGCTGGGCGTCGGCGGCGGTGGCGATCAGGTGCGGGTGGGTCATGGTCAAGGTCTCCTGTGGTGTGTGCCCTAGAGATAAGATGCTGATCAGCATCTGTCAAGGGCTACACCTCCTCGTCCTCGAGCTCACCCCAGCTGGGGCCGGTGCCGCCCTCGACCAGCGCGTCGGTCGGCGCGCCCGGGAAGATGTCGAGGTAGCCTGCGACCATGTCCTGCTTCATCCACTGCAGCGCCTCGGGCGCGTCGTCGATGTAGGCCTCGTCGATCAAGGCGTCGTGGATGGTCGCTGCCATCCGCGTGCCCATGTGCCGGCCCCGATCGGCGGCGTCCTGCAGGCGCTCCCGGTGCCGGATGATCGCGCGCGCCATGACGCTGAGCGCTGCGCGCTGCACGGGATAGTTCGCGCACTTGGGCAGCTGCGGTTTCTTGCCCAGATAGATCGTGCCGCCGTCGACCATCGGCAGGAAGCCGTCGCCAAGCGCGTGGTTCATCATCGTGTTGCGAAGGCCGAAGGCCTTGGGGTAGCGATCGGCCCAGAAGTCGATGAGCTCCTGCGCCCGGGTGATCGAGGTACGCAGCGTGCCCGACAGGCCCATCGCGCCTGACCCATAGATGATGCCGAACGACACGCCCTTGGCCTTCGACCGGATCTCTTTGCCCTCGGGCGTCTTCTTGTCGATCTTGTGCCCTGCCATGTACGACCCGACCTCGCTGTGCAGGTCACCGTGCACGCAGTCGTAGAGCAGCTGGTCGTCCTCGGCGAGCAGCGCCAGCACCTTGAGCTCGATGCCGCTGTAGTCGAGCGACACCAGCCGCTTCTTGGGCGGCGCGATGAACGACAGCCGCACGCTGGTGAACTCGCCCAGCAGCTCGCGATCGCGCGGGAACTGCTGCGCGTTCGGCGACGAGCTGGAGAACCTGCCGGTCACGGCGCGGGCGATGTTGTAGCTGGGGTGCAGCCTGCCGTCGCTGGCGTTCTGCGCCATCGTGATCAGCTTGTTGCCGAAGTTCGACAGGTACTGGTTGATCGTGGTCAGGTCGGCGATGTTGAACAGGACGTCAGCCAGCGGCCCTTCGCCACCGGCGAGCGCTGCCATCTCCTTGCAGGTCGAGGTCTTGATCTCGAGCTGACCGGTCTTCTCGGTGCGCGGCCAGTGCGCGAGGTATTCGTCAGGCAGGATCGCAGCGAAGTAATCCGACCACTGCTTGCGCGACTGGATGTTCTCGACCTCCTCCTCGCTGACGAGCGCGCGGATGTTGGCCTCGTAGATCTCGTGCTTGCTCTCCCACTGCGCCACCAGCTTCTTGTGGCGCGCCTGATCGAGCAGCAGACCGGTCTCGCGCATCTCGTGGACAGGCACGATCAGTGCGTCCAGCATCGCCTGTGCGCGGCGTGCAGGCGGGTGTTCGTCCAGCTTGGCCTGCCAGTGCTTCCAGAGCTTCCACGTCCACAGCGCGTCGTCTGCGGCGTACTGGAGCTGCTCTGGCTTGAGCTCGGCGGCTGCCCAGTTCGAGATCTGCTGGTCCTTGGGCATCTCGTACTGCAGATCGGCCTTGAGCATGAGCGCCAGCGACATCTGATCGCCGCCCATGCGGGCGCGGCGTGCGTGCGCCACCTCGATGACCTTGACGTCAGGCGCGTCGGCGGCGTCGAACCACTGGTATTCGAACCCGGCGTTGAAAGCGATCCATGTCGCGTCCTCGAACCACTCGGCATAGGGGGCGAACGATCCGCCCTCGAGCGCCCAGAAGTCGATGACCGCCCAGACCTTGTCGTTGCAGATCTGCGCCAGCCTGACCTCGCTCTCCTGCGGGCGCAGGCCGGTGGTCTCGAAGTCGAGCGCGGCGTGGTCGGTGCCGATCAGGTCGAGCAGATCGTTCAGCTCGTCCTCGGTCGTGATCATCTGGTATTCCATGTGGTGCTCCCGTGGTGTGGAGAGGCGGGCCCGAAGGCCCACCTCGATAGCTTACATGCCCAAGGCTTGGCGGTACATCTCGAGGATCGCTTCCTCTTCGGCGATGTCGTCGCGGTCGCGCTTACGCATGGCGATGATCTTCCGCAGCACCTTGGTGTCGTAGCCGCGGCCCTTGGCCTCGGCGAGCACTTCCTTTTGCTGATCTGCAATGTCCTGCTTCTCAGCTTGCAGGTGCTCGTAGCGTTCGATGAACTGGCGCAGCTCGGCTGCGGTGACGCTGTAGGCTTGATCTGACATGATGGTGTCCTCTGTCTGGTGTGGGGGAGAGGCGGGCCCGAAGGCCCGCCCCGTTGTCAAGCGCGGCGTGCGCGCCGGGTGCGTGCCGGCTTGACCTCTTCAGGCTCGGGCTCAGGCTCGGCGATCTTCTCCGGCTCGGGCTCTGCCTCGGCTTCACCGCCCAGCATGGCGGCGGCCTCGTCCTCGGTGATCCACTCGTCGATGTCGAACTTCGGTTTGAAGTTCCACTCGCCCTGAGCTTGGAACTTCTCGCGGCTGAAGTAGAACAGCGGGAAGTTCGGCTCGCCGCGGATCGTGCGCTGCGCGATCTCGTCGAAGAGATCCGCGACCGCATTCTTGCCGCTGGTGCTGTTGGTGCTGAACGAATACTGCACCACCTCGCCTTCGGTCGACATGAAGCCGAAGCCCAGCATCGACTGCCAGCCGTCCTGCTGGCGGGCGTACGGGCCCTTGTCCTCGAGCTCGCGCTCGGGGATCGCCATGTCGGGCTGGTAGATCGACCACTGGTGACGGGCCACCGGCTTGTTGTCCTTCCAGCAGATCCAGCCACGGAAGGCCGAGCGCGGCTCCATCAGGAACAGCTCGTCCTGCGGGAGGTCGTCACGATCGCGACCGAAGGTGATCGACCCGGTCTTGCCAGAGAACGAGACGTACTCGACGCCGTCGCTGGCAGAGCCGGTGCTTTCCTCAGCGCCGGCGGAGGCGAGCGCCTTTGCCATTGCGTTCTTGTCGAGGGTGGGGAGGTTACCGCCCTTGGCGTATGCTGCGAGAGATGTAGACATGATGTGCTCCTTTTCTACGTTGCACGTTTCAACAGAGGCTGTCTGGGCCTCACTCGACGGTCAGGCGCTCGCTTGGTTTGCCTGTCGTCATGAAGGGGCTGAGATCGATCCCGGCCTTCTCCATCGTTTTCCAGTCGTACGAGCGCCGCCCGGCGACTGGTGTCAGTTCGACCTTGTGGTTGCCCACGATCAGCTGCGAGGCGTTGCGCGCCTTCAGCTCGGTCTTGATGTCTTCGGCAGCGCCGTCCTTGCGCGCCTTGGCTGCGGCCTCGTCGGCCTTGGCGAGGACGTACGCCTGCACGGCAGCGTCCAGCCCAGATCCGCGGTTGCCGCGGCTGACCGTGGCCTCGCCCTCGATCTCGATGCCGCACTGCTCAGCGAAGGGGCAGCCGCCATACTTCTTGCACTCGCCGCTGCGCTTGCCTTCGCGGTCGAGACGGTCAGCG